TCAGTAACCGACATAGCAGAAATCTGTTCTGCCGTGAACTGTTGTTGATCCGAATTAGTTTCCAAGGTTGGTGGCAAGGTTGTCCTTGTCCCTGTCATATCACGACGAGCTGACTGTAATGCCTGCTGCGCCGAATCCAGAATCTTAGAGGAACGATCTCTAAGTCCCGTAATGCTTTGTTCGATTTCATCGGGGGTATTTCCTGAGATTAGATCTACAAGCTCAGGGATAATATTATCCCGTTCTTCCTCTACACGTCGTGTACGGTAAGTGTTTAGCTCAGCGTATTGACGTTCACGCTCAAGAAGTAGAAAAGCACGCTCACGTTCTGAACTTTCTGCGGCTAACTTCTCGGCCCATTCTTTTTCTTTTGTTTCTAGAAGGGTACGAACATCCATCTCAGACTCTAGCTGCTTTTTAGAAGTAGCTTCTGATTCGATACGAAGACGTTCAGCTTCTGCTGATCGTTCTTCTTCACGCTTTTTAAGCGCTGTTAGTTCTTCCTTTAACGAGTCAATTTGAGGATAGAGTTTTGATTTCTCTTGCTCACGTACTCGTTTTAGATCTTCTTCTGTATATCCCTTTTGTTCAACAAATGTAGAAGTTGGGGTTGTTAATGTTGCGGTAGATGATGGCACATCAGCAAGAAATGCTTCTTGAGCCACTACACTGTCAACAACATTTGAGGTTGTTTCTGACATGATTATTCCTTAGGTTTAATAGGTCGTTGTCCGAATAAGTGCCACGATGACCTGCGGTTATTGTTTGGTATAAGCCTTCCAAATATTTGACTAATTGTCAGCTTAAATGGGTATTAATCTGAGTCTGCTGAACGATGCTTAGGAAGTTTACTTCCGTATGCTTCGGTCACTAACTCGCTCTGCATTTGTCCGAGAGTTTGCTCCTCGAATGGTGTAATAATACCAGGTTGTCCTAGCGGACCGGGACCTGTACCATCACCTGGATCTGCTCCAGGGGGCGCAGTTCCATCTGGCATAATTCCAGTTAGGGAAGCGATTGCAGAGTTAATCTGAGACTTGATGAGGTTAATAGCCCCATCAGCCTTAGCATCAGCAATAAGCTCTAGACGAATCTCTTCAAGCTTCTCATCAGGGAATTCTTCGCCTAACTGGCGTAGTGCTCCCTCACGGCTTTCGAGGTTCATGTTCATCTTTTGCTGAATTTCATTAAGTACGATTAGCTTATCTAGAGGCAATGGCTGTGGGAAGTGCACATTTGATTGATAGGTAAGCGGATCTTGTAGGTCTAGCTGACTTAGCTGGCTCTGCTTAATAGGGCCGTTGTAAACTTCATTATAGGTAAACAACTCTGGCTCTTTAAATGCCAGAGTTAACAGAACTAGCTCGTTAATTCGACGTAGGCCTTCACCGTATTGAATAATCTTCTGTTGGTAACGGTTCATCAAAGGCTGGTATTGAATAGCAAGTGCTACACCAGAGGTATTTGAGATAGGCTGTACTTGGCCCAAAGCTGTTTCTGGAACACCGATCATTTCATGCATAGCTGTCTTAATAACCTTTAGGTACTCCATAGCTCCTTGAAGGCCTTGTCCGCCGCCTTCTAGGTTGAATACCTGTGCGTCTTTTGGAAGACCGCCCCAAACTTTCTTAGGGCCCTTCTCAAGTGCTGAAGCTTTGGCTCCTGTAATTACAGTTACTGGGGCAGCGTGATAGTTAACAATGTCAGCAATGTCTGTAGCTGTTTCATTATACGCACGGTTTAGGGTAATAACGTCGTGACAATCGGCTAAGCCCCAAGGAGAGCCTGACACACGTACGTTAGGAATATGAATGACTGGAACAACGCCAATTGGATTTGGACGAGAGTCAATAAGCTCGTCGTTAATGTATTCCTCAATGCGATCATCAGTCAAGATTTCGGTGTAGGTATATACTTGGCGTGTTCCCTCAACTGAAGTACCCCAAAAGCGGTACTTAAGTTTAAAACGAATTAGGCGGGAACGGTCGTGCGGGTGGAACTCTGGAAAACAGAAAGAAGAGTTTAGGGGTAGGATGCGGATCTTGCCTGGGTGCATACGTCCTACAGAGTCTTCATAACCCTCTTCGTAAGCTACTTTAACAAAGCAATCGCCTGATACTCCGCCTTGCTGTCCCATTTCCCATAGGATGCTGTGCTTGTCGTTATCTGTTTCCCACACACGCTTTAGAACGTCTGGGATAATTGCTTCTGTGGCATTTGGGCTTCTAAATGTAACGCCCTTACCAAATGTAAAGTTAATAATAAAATCTGTAAATGCACGATAGTAGTTGTATACCATCTGTGACTCGCCTATTTCGCGGCGGTAGGACCAGTGATGGCCCAGATACATTGCCCAGTTAAGTGAGTACCGGTTTAAACGTGGACCGTGTACTTCAAATTCTTCATCCGCCAGTTCTACAAGACCTAGAGGAGAAATTGAGATTGTTAAATCACTCGACGCCGCTCTATACGACGGAGGACTAAAATCAATACCACCGGCCATTAATTATTTCCTGACTTCATTTGTGTGCCCCCACTACGCTACGAAACCTTTTTTCTCGGCTTCTTTTTTAACTCTTTTTTCTTTAGCTTTTTTTGCTTTTACTTGCCGTGTTTTTTCATCTCGCTTATTAAGCGGAACATCTTTTTTACTTCCGACCCAAGCCCCACCACGTTGTACGTACTGTTCGCTAACCCACTTTAATCCAGCTGGTGCGATTCCGCTATTTTTATGGTTAGGCCATCTTGATTTTGCTTGGAGAAGTAGTGAGTTATACATCTTCTCATCTTCGGGTGCTTGTGCCACTCACTGAACCTTTCACTATGATGCCCGGCTCTTGCGAGCCGGGACATCGTATAGTATAGCGTACTTTTTAGTCGTTAACTGAAGCTGGGTTCATACGACCGTAACGGCCACCTGAACGGATAACTTCTTCGATAACAACTTCAGAATGGTCTCCAAAGTTGCCTTGTGCAAACTCACCAAGATAAGTTGGTGCTTCTACCCAAGCTGCTGAACCAACGTGTGCACGTTGCTGCATTGTTTCTTCTGGATACTTTTCCATGACGTTCATGTTGTGGTTAGGGCGGCCCTGTGGGACATCGTAACCTTGATCTAGTCCAACTTGGAAGTCATTTGGAACATCTGTGTCTGTTGCAATACCTTCTTCAAAGCGAAGTGGGCCACGTAGGCCTGGGGCTGCTGGTGACATCTTACGTTCGTAAGTTGCGCCAACCTTCTCAGGAAACTGAGGTGTTGGGGCGATATTTTCTACTGCCATTTGTGTTTCTCCTATAGGGTTGGGATTGAGGGTCCTCGGGTATAATTCTGTCTAGTATTTAGGGATTTGTCCGTACTAAACATAATTTTTAAAAGAATGGGCTAGCACTAACTTCAATAGTTGGCATAACCATATCCTGCGTCATAGAGCAAGCAATTGATAAAGAGTCCACAAAATCGTCGTGGGCATGGGCTTCATCCGGTGCAGAGACTGAGAAGTTAGCCCCCTTGTACTGCACTTCGGCATCTGTCATTTGCTGGTAGAACTTCTTCCACAGGCGTAGGCGCCTAGTCTTAGCATGTGCAGGCCAAGAAACCATCTGGCGCTGAATAAGGGCCTGAAGGTGCTTCCAGCGCTTTGACTGCTCGGTTGGACTAGATGTGACGGGAATGACCTCTGCTCGCGGCAGAAGTACCTTCAAACGCTGCGCAACGGCATCTCCTACGCCGTTAGCATCTACGCCTACGGCAAGTACATCATAGTTAGATAAGAACTGTTGTATCTGGAAGTATTGCTCTTCCCAGTCATCTCCTTGTAGCTCGAGCCAATTTAATACTCTATGATCATAATAACCAAATTCATCTGGCCTATCCCAGTCTACCCACACAACAGTTACGACAGTCGAGTCCATCTTGCGTGCCGGATCAATTCCCACGACTACTGGAGATCTATGCCAATTTCTAACAATCTCTTGCGAAGTGTCCCCAAGATTGTCCATTGTACTTGATGTAACGAACATGCCTCTTTCCAGCAACCATTTACAGTTGTAGGATAGTTGGAACTCATCTGAGTCCTCTCCAATGCGTAACATCTCTTTTCTAATAAACTTTTCATAGTTAGGGTTAAACTTTGCAACATCTCGCCAGTCCCACTGAAAGTGGTTCTGCTTAACGTTTCGTCCACCACTGGATTGACGTCTTTTGTTTAGCTGGATAGCACGGTAGAAGTTATTCTTCATAGTGGTGGGGGTGCCAGTCTTTACCATGGTAGCGTTATAGTACGCACCCATAGGAGCAATAGACTTAGATACTACAAAGTCGTCTGCTTCTTGACACTCATCAATGATAATTAAGTGAAAAGACTTAGATTCAATCTTTGCACGTGGGTTAGCCGTCATCATCATAAGAGTAGAGCCAGACTTCTTAAGCTTAATGTTACGAGTTACGCCTGGGTTCTTACCCGGCATATCATCGATATCTGGATCCCCAAAGACTTCCATCGCTCTTTCACTAGTTAAACGTGAAACTGTACGAGCATATAGTGTTTCTACCTGTGATTGAATAGGTGCGAACATTCCCACCCAAATACCATCACCAAACTTACCTAGTAGGTCTGGGTACATCTTTGCAAGGCGTGGGAGGATAACCATCAAGGTAGCTACGGTATTAGCGATAGTTTCTGACTTACCTGACTGACGTGAGGCTAACGCGGTTACTTCTTCACCATCGTTAATAATTACTGACTCAATGACTCGCCTAGCTAACGGAACCTGATATGGGTGGAGTTTATGCCCTACTAGTAGCTCCATAAAGTCTAAGATCTTATCGATCAAAACCCTTACAAATTCAGCCGATAGCTCATCCAGCTCCTCATCTTCTTCTTCAAGAAGCGGGTCTTCAAGGTCAACGTACTCTTCTTCGTAGGTTACTTCCTCAAAGTTATCTTCATTCATTTAATAGCTCTCTCGCTGAGACTATTCATAATTGCATGAACTACCTCAGCGCCTACTCTAGCCTCTTCCAAATAGAAAGGATCTTGGTTTTTTTGCCATGTAGAGAGGTTACGACCAATAGAGTACAGTGCTTGCTCATTCCAAGTCACCAGCTCTGCAGTTGGTAGTGCGTCTACTCTCTTTTCAATCTTAGTTCTTTTACGCTCTTCTTTTTTTCTACGAATCATGTTCTGCCCCAAATCTAATATAATCCCAGTCTACTTCATCTTTCTTCATTGCTCTACCGTTTATTGCAACAGTTAAGGCTTCGCTCTCAGAATACCGTCTAACCCATTTTCCTAAAACTAAAGATATGCGAGTAAATGGTGCCCTAATGCAATACCCCTTACCAAAACGATAAGGTTCTTCTATTTCTTGTGTTTCCGCCTTTTCAAATAAGACGGGAGGCTTTACCGGATACACCATAGTGTGCCAGTAAAAAGAGCCTACATCATGCGTCTTCGCCATTTTCTACTTCCGCCTCCGAACAATGATGACTTGGTATTTCGTGTTCTAATACTATCATCTCACAGTCTCGGCACTCAAAACGCTTTGGGGCTGTGAAATAGTTCTGCGCAGTCCCACCAATAGGGACATCATCTTCTGCTGACTCGTAATCGTAAATTATCTCTGGTTCTGTGAACAACTCAGCAGGAAACGGACCACGTGCTCCATAAGCGGACTTAGGAACTGGATGACCTTGCTTAGTTATTACCCTCTGGACAATCTTCATTATTCGGCTGGCTTAGTATCTTCTACTGGTTCAGCTGGTGCTTCAACTACTGGTGCTGGTTCTTCAACCTTAGGCTCTTCTACCACAGGAGCTTCAACCTTAGGTTCAGCTTCTTTCTTTACAGGGGGTTTTACCGGAGCAGGCTTAGGTGCAACAGGCTTAGGCTCTTCTGCCTTTGTGATTAATTTCACATGGTGAGGTAGAGCATTTGCGTTAAAAAATACAGGGAGGTGCTTTGCGCAGAACGTTTGATGTGCTGCACCTGGGTTTTCTATAGAGAA